CTACTATGTATCCAGGGGTGAATTTATTCCTATGGGATATCGTGGTCGTTTTGTGGTCGAAAGTATAGATGAGCAAGGTATTCGTGCTTATGGTCTTGACAAGCATACTGGTTTCTGTCATATTTATATGAGCGGAGATATTCAAAACAAAGAAACCGGAGTTTGGAAAACTGCCCACAAAATGATGAAACTCAAACAAAAAGAAAATACCTGAAAATGAGTCTTACTCAAGTTCAAAAAGATCAACTGAATAGTCTGATAGATTATCGTGATCAAATTACTAATAGTTTATTTCATATAGAGCGTATACTTAAAGTATATTTTCCGGAAGAATTTGATATAGCATATCAACATTGGATACCTCAAATTACTACTGCTTTATATGAAGATAAAAGATGGTTGCCAAGAGGTGAACAGACGATGCAGAACACTATAAATAGATTGCTAGATAAGGCTAATGACGATAAGGGTGGAGTTCAAAAATATATCTAGGTGAATTATGAATAATGCTTTTATTATCAATGATATGGAAAAATTGGCTTACAGTATTAGAAAAAATGCTGCACTAACGATAAGTTCTGATAGTGATGAAAATTTAGATGACTTTATAAGCATAGGACAAGTACAAAATTTAATATATGATTATGCTATTGTGTCTGATGAGGATGAACTAATTTTAGATGAAGATGGCTATGAAAATATCTTTGATGAAACATCATCATGGATAATAAATGTCGGTCTTGCCAAATTAGCAGCAGAAAATAAAATAGAGTGTGCTTGGGACGATGAAAGTAATGATATGATTTTTTGGCAAAACGAGGCGAACTAATGCTGGATAAAATACTTAAGGATAGATTTTGGAGTCATCAATTTAGTTTTTTAAAACGACGTTGTTATATTACAGGAAAACCTTTAAGATTTAAATGGGGTTATAGAGGACGTAAAAAAATATGGTTTCCAGTATTATTGGGTGGTAATTCTTTAAATGATGATATTTGGTTAAGCACAGAAGAGTATCTAGTTTTATTATCAAAAGGGAAAGTATGATTTATAGAAAACCACAATTAACACTATTTGTAATATTGGTTGGTTGCCTTTTACTGTCTTTAGGATATAATTGGCATTTGACTCAATGTGTTCAAAAACTTGAAAATAGCATACAGTGCAATAGGTGGTTAACTCCACTAGAATATCAAAAAATTACAGAGGAACTTAAAAGACTAGAGAATACTAAATACTAATAGGTGTATAATAAACTATTGGGGGCGAAAGGTATCGATTGGATATAGAAGATTATGTAAGCAAGTAGTGGTTGATCGACCGGCCACTGTAAAAGTCGATTAAATGCTTTAACTGGCAATACTCAGTTAGCCCTTGCTGCTTAATAAAAAGCAGTAACAATCTTAGAAAGCGATGAAGGTAGCGTTCAAAAGATTGTCGTAAAATCCTTCGGCTGCTAGAATAGCCAACGGGTTCTAGCCTGAGACTAGTTGGTATAGAAAAGTGAATGTTGTTTGTTCTTTAACTTTTCTTAACATTTATGAACAAAATAAACTTGTAGAAGATATAATTAGAAATATCGCAAGACGGGGCTTCAATGCCCCCGCCTCCACTTAATATGGGCAGAAAAATTTGTAGTTACTGTGGCAAAAGAAAAAATAAGGGGAGTTTCCCTAAACACAGTATGTATAAAGATAATCTTGATACACGATGTAAAAAATGTGTTAAGAAACATTCTAAAATAAGAAGCGGGCTTCATAAAATAGCCCCACAAAGACCAGAAGTTTGTGAATGTTGTGGTAAAATCCCTATTCAATGGGCATTAGATCACGATCATAGTGATGATAGTTTTAGGGGATGGCTCTGTACAAAATGTAATACTGGTATAGGAAAATTAGGAGATAATTTACAAGGAGTTGTGAACGCTATGAATTATTTTCTTTCAAGGCCCAATCGTAAATAACCGATACTTGACAAAGAGAGTATCGTATGCTATACTAGCGAAACACACAGGAGAAATTTGGAATGATTCATGATTTTAATTATGTTTGGGGAATGGTTCGTGATCTTAGGGCTACAAGTAGCACTATTGATAAGCAAGGTATTATTGAGGATTATTGCAACCATAATTCTGAGGCTGCAAATTTTACCAAAAAAATTCTTCTTTATACCTATCATCCATTGTGGCAATATAATGTTACCAGCGATAATCTTAAGAAGAAAAACTCTTTGAGAGGAAAGAGTTATAAGAATTTCTTCGATCTTCTTGATGATCTAAAGAGTCGTAAAATTACTGGTCACGACGCTATTGGAGCAATCCATACTTTTATTGACCAGCACTCAAATAAAGATAATATCGAAGAACTTATTTATTGTATTATCGACAAGGATTTGAAAACCCGTGCTGGAGACAAGATTATAAATAAGGCTATTCCAGATCATATTCCAGAGTTTAGTGTTGCCTTGGCAGATAAATATGATCCTAATATTGTGGACTGGAAGGATGGGTGGTATGTCTCTAGGAAAATTGATGGTGCTAGATGTATTGCTATTGTTGATAATAATGGGGATGCTACTTTTTATTCCCGCACGGGAAAAGAGTTTGATACTTTGGATATTGTTCGCGGTGGCATTAAGAGTCTTGGCATATCTAATGTAGTATTGGATGGTGAACTTTGTTTGGTTGATGATGACGGTAATGAAGATTTTCAGGGAATTATGAAACAACTTAAAAAGAAGGATCATACTATTCCTAATCCTTCCTACAAGATTTTTGATATGATAAGTCATGATGAATTCTATAGCAAAAAGGGGGAGCGACATAAAACTTATACTCATCGTTACAATAATCTACGAGAAGTTATGAAGAATAACTCTTGTGTTTGTCTTAGTGTGCTTGGTCAAGAAAAGATTAAAAACGACGATCATTTTTCCGAATGGATTGGAAAGGTAAAGGAGTATGGTTGGGAAGGTCTTATGCTTCGTGCAGACGAACCATATAAAGGAAAGCGATCCAAAGACCTGCTCAAGTTTAAAAACTTCTTTGACGATGAATATGAAGTAGTCGATGTTGAAATGGGGCCATTTCGTTATGTTAAGGATGGTGCGGAATGTGAGGAAAATATGTTGAGTTGTGTGATGATTCAGCATAAAGGACATACTGTACGAGTTGGTTCTGGTTTTAGTATCGAACAACGTCAAGATTTTCATAAGCATCCTAAAAAGATTCTCGGGAAGATAATAACTGTGCAATATTTCTCTGAAAGCGAGAATCAAGATGGTGGGCTTAGTCTGCGTTTTCCGACTTTTAAAGTTTTGCATGGGTCTGCTAGAACGGTTTAAAGAAACAAGTCTTGACAAACCGATACCAGTAGTGTAGAATCAAAGCATACCCATTGGAAACAAATTTTGGAGAAGATATGAGCGAAACAGTTGTTGAGAAAAAGCCGATTGTTATGAGTACGAGCAAGGCTGACGAGTTTTTTAAGAACTTCCCCAAGGATAAGGTAGTTGCCTATAAAGATTATTGGGAGAGTATCAAGCCACAAAATAATGAAGATATTTTTAGAAGGTATTTGTTCAGTTTTATGAGTGTTCATACTACTTGGGAAAGCAATGTGAAAGGCTACAATGCAGTCAAAAACTTTGATGAATGGATTGATGACAAAATATCTCTTCTAGAAAAAATCAAAAACAGCGGAGTCGGCCTCCATAATAATCGTACAGAGTATATTTGGGATTTTAAAGATAAATTTTGGGCGAATCCCAAGGATTATATTATAACCACTAAGAAATACCACGTTAAGAAGCGTGATAGTATCATAAATAAAATTCGTGGATTAGGAGCAGCGAAAATCTCATTCAGTTGCGAAATGCAAAATCCAAATGAGTGCCGAGTAGTTTGTTTGGATATTCATCTGTTAAGACTTTATGGTTGCGAGAATCTCAAATACAATAAAAGTCCAAAAGGTATGACTATATACAAAAATATAGAAAGGCATTGGAGTATTAACTGCGGTCGTGCTGATGTTCCATGTTATATTATGAGGTCTTTATATTGGAATACTTTGCAAAAACAGGAAGATTGCCGATATTGGAGTCATTGTTTAGAATCATAAATTATCCAACCCCCTTTGGTTTTTTTAATTTTTTTCTTAATTAATTTGTATATAATTTCTTCTTTTAATATTTTTCTTATAGCATATATTCCATATCTAGTATCAGTTATTTTTTCTTGAGTATAAATATTATATATGGTATATAAATTTTTATCACAGTTAGCATTATTAAGTCCAGATTTATCTGGCTCTGCTAAATTTTGAATTAAAGACCATCCTTTATGACTTTTAAATCTTCCAGCAAGCATATTAGAAATACAACATTCTGTTAATTTATATTGTTTAATAAAATCAATTCTTTTACCTGTATATCTCTTGCCGCTTTTATGGTAAAATGTATAAATCGTTTGATCTGTTATTGACCTCTCTGGCCTTTTGTCTGTTTGTTTTTTAAAAGCAGGAATGAGTCTATTGCATACTACTTTAGACCCTATATTATATCGAGTTTTTGCAAAAATTAATGTTTTCATAGTGCCGTTGTTTATCCAATATTCTTGTAGCAGGCGTTTTGTTTTATGGGGCACTTTAATCCAACAAGAATGTTTACAACCAAAACGATCAGGAGGTCTCATTGCATCAAATGTCATATTATATGATTGTTTTTTATTTGTATAGGCTATATTAAGATATCGTTGTTCTTTTTTTATTAAAAGTGATTTATCACATTTTTCTATGATTTTAAATACAAAATTGTCTGCACCATCACGATTCCAAGATCTTTGTAGTTTAGGAGAATGATGATCGTTTCTATTTAGTCTTTCTTTATGCTTTCTCCATCGATAGTAAATATCATAACTGGATCCCACATAATATTTATTGTTTGTCATATTAATAATTTTATATATTCCAGATATTTTTTGTCTCATATTATAGTTGTCCTTTCTTTTAAAGAATACACCGACTCTATACCAAAACTATTATTTTCTTGACAACCCGACAATCGACCGTTACTATAAAAGTAAAAGGATATGTCTGTATGAGCCAAAATGGCAAGGGCGACAAACCCCGTCCTAAAACTGTAGATCAAAAAACTTGGGATAAAAATTACGAAAGAATTTTTAAGAAAGTAAAAAATGGGAAGTCACACCGATCTAAAAAGTAATAAAACACTTTTTATTCCTTGTGGTTGTCGTAGTGAAATTCTTATGATAGAATATGATCATGAGATGAAAATGGCTGATTTTGCTATTTATGAACATCAGATAGCATATAAATTAAAGATGTCATTATGGCAGAGATTACTTTATTGTTGGCGAGTATTATGGTATAAAAAGCCGTATGCCGATCAAATAATATTGGATCATAAGCAACTAAATGATCTTAAAAGTTTTTTATCTGGCTTAGATCTACGATCATAGTGGTGTATATTATGTTAACCAATCTTCTTCTTTTTCAAGGAGGTTTACTATGGTAGTAAGAAGCATGAATAGTTATGTGGCTGATGAACTAGCAAATAAAGTAAAGTACCTACAGTTTGCACTAAATCAAGCAGAGAGTATTATAAATACACTAGAAACTGAAAACCATAGACTCAAAGACGTTCTTATAAATCTAACGTCAGAAAATAATACAGATTTAGTTCCCGACAGCGAGGCAGTTTGTGTCTAGTCCAACAAAATGTAAAAATGGGAAAAGATTAACATTTACTCAAATTAGCGATACTCAGTTTTTGATCGAAGGCGATTCAGACAACACAAAAATTGGTGGCGAAAGCGAATATGCTATAAGTTATATAGACTTTGATTGTGGGCCTCTGGTTCATATTGGTCATAACTTTTTGGGTCGTGGAAAGATTATTGGTATAGATTTAGTTGATAGTAATAAACCAAACTATATTATTGCAAAAATTACATTAGATAATAAGGATAAATAATGATAGAAGAATTAATCCCTGTTGTGGGACTATATCAAGCATTATTAATTTATGGATATAACCCAATAAGTATAAATTATGAACAAACTAAGTAAATCTAAAGATCGTTCACTATTTGGGGTTTGTGGAGGCATAGCCAAGTGGTTTAATCTGGATGTGTCTTTAATACGAATCCTTTTTGTATTAGGGGCTATTTTTACAGGAAGTTTGGTATTTTGGCTTTATCTATTATTGGCTTTAATATTGCCAAATAAAGAGTAAAATATAGGTTATAGTGTATTTTACTTAGGGATAAGGGGTACTCTATGACCATTCAACTATTAAGTTTATTATTTGTGGTGCTATTTTGGCATCCTCTTTTTGCAGATAATCCCGATAATGGCATAGATTTTATATATGTTCCACAATATAGAACTATGGATGGTGATTCTGTTTATAGTGATGTTTTAAGTCATTCAAAACAAAAACCTCATGGCGATCACGATGGAAGATATACTAATGTTCATGAAACCGCTCATGGAATACACAATGAATTAAGAAACCAATATAAATTAATCATTAAATTACCTATTAATGTATTTTATTGCTTAAATGGCAAAGCAGTTATAGTCGATGATCCCAAGATTAAGATAAGACATATATCTCCATATATTCCAGAAGTGTTAAGATCATCACGATTTAAAATATACTTAATAGAACAAATACAATACTGGGATGACGTTCCAACATATATTTTTGATGAATGGACTTGTTATATTTTGGGCGCTGAATGTGCTGTAGATGACTATCAAAAGAAAAAACCTCTAGAAAAAACTAATGCTGTTTCTGGAGCGTTAGAATTTAGTATATATTCAATCGGTTTGGCTATGGCTGTTAAAGATCACGATCCTATTTTTTGGAAAAATAATACTAATTTTAAGTCTTTTATTAAATATAATCTTATTCGTGCGGAAAAAGCGTTTAGTGCTGGTGCGGACGTTCCAGAATTTCGTAATAAAGAACAGGATAGACTACAGCAGGCTCTTTTAAAAGATAAGGACGCAGAACCAATCCGACAGTTTTTAAAAACTGAGTTCGATGGAATTTTTGTTGACTAACTCTAAAAATCGTGCGTGACTCAAATTTTTTTCAAGGTTGCCTATTGACAACGCCGATACAGTATTGTAGAATACATGAGTCAAAGCAAGAGATTGGTCGCGTGACCAACTTGATTTGACAAGAATTTGGAAATGATTTGGAGGTTGATTATGGCAGAAGTTATTTCGACTGAGAAGCAGACCCGTGTTCGTTGCAGTGATGAGCAGTTTCTTGAGGCAGTTTTTTCGTCTAAGACGTATGCTGAGATTGCGTCTAAGACTGGTCAGAAGGTTGCAAGTACGATGGCTCGTTATGCTCGTACAAAGGCTGCTCTGTCTAAGAAGGGTGTTGAACTCCCGACTATGGAACGTGCCAAGCCAATTAAGACTGTGGATAATGTTGAGGCTATGGCCGACATTGTTCGTCGCCTTAAGGCTCATACTAACGGTTGATTTTAAAATAAATCATACATACATTCTGGCTACATAGACTACATTTGAGGCTCAACAAATAGTCAACCTCATAAAATTGGTTTGTGTAGTCAGATGTATTATGGGAGCATAGACCAACGGCAGAGTCATCGGACTTTTTTCGTTAAATTGAGTGCGTAAGGAGAAATCTTTATAGTAGAACCTGTCAAATTCGGTGAAGGCTTTAAAATGCTAATACCGAGCCAAGCATAGAAATATGAAGGTGT